ACTTTTTATAGAGCAAGTGCAGATGGAACAAGTTCTAGTACAAATGCAACATCTAATGTTTATGGAGTTGCAGATGTTTTAGAAGCAACGTTTAGACAAAACAGAACACAGACTACTCAATCAGATGCAGCAATGACAAAAATTGACAGATCAACTTATTCTAGTCTATCTGCAAAATTATCTAAAGGAACTCCATCACAATATTTTGTTCAAAGGTTAATTGATAAAACAACTATTACAGTTTATCCAACACCAGATTCAACAGCTGCATCAAAAGATATGCATATTTATTATGTAAAAAGAATACAAGATGCAGACTCAACTTATACGGATGCAACAGATGTACCCTATAGATTTGTACCTTGTATGGTTTCAGGTTTGGCTTTTTATTTAGCACAAAAATTTAACCCACAAGCAGCACAACAATTAAAATTATATTACGAAGATGAACTAGCAAGAGCGTTAGCTGAAGATGGTTCTTCATCAAGTACATACATAACACCTAAAACTTATTACCCAGGAACTTAATGGCACAAGCAAGAGGAAAATACGCAAAAGCAATATCAGATAGATCAGGAATGGAGTTTCCATACAGAGAAATGGTTAAAGAATGGAACGGTCATTTAGTACATCAGTCTGAATTTGAAGCTAAACATCCTCAATTAGAATTAAGATCAAGATCAGGAGATGCACAAAGTTTATATGATGCAAGACCTGCTAGAGAAGAAAACGAAGTAGCTAGACCCTTGGGACCTGATCCTTTTGAAACGATTGCAGCATCATCAGGTATTATAAATGTATTTGAAAAATCTCATGGTAGATCAACAAGTGACACTGTAAGATTTAGAGGACCAATTTATACAACATCAGATCCAGACGCTTTTCAAAACCCAGTTGGTTTTGATGGTGTTACAGGAGCTAATTTAGCAAAAGCCGCAGGATATTCTATTACAGTTGGTAAAAGAGATTCAAGCGGAAATATAACTAACACAGAAAATTTCTATCACTTTACTGTAGACACAAACACTGCTACAACAGGTGGTATATCAGGAGGAGGCAATAGTTGTTCGGCTGGTCCAGCAACATTGACAGCATAATATGGCAGGAATAAGTGCATCAGGATTAAAAACACAAATAAGAAGTTATACGGAAGTTAGCTCTACTGTGTTATCAGACAGTGTAATAGAAAACATAATATTAAATGCACAATATAGAATTTTTAGAGATGTTCCAATTGATGCTGATAGAAAAACATCTACAGGTAATTTTACATCTGGAACAGGTACTGTAACAGTTCCTGCAGGAGCTGTATTTGTTAGAGCAGTACAGGTTTATACTGCAACTGGATCTACTTATACTGGTGCTAATACTTATTTAGAAAAAAGAGATTTAACATTTTTAGAAGAATATATTTCAGCAACTACATCTACTGGAACACCAAAATACTATGCTATGTTAGATACAGGAGCAACTGGAGAAAGCTCATCAAACTCTGGATCTATAATTGTATCACCAACACCAAGCGGAACGTTTGCTTACAAGATTCATTACAACGCAGTGCCAAGTATATTTGAAAATAATGACACTAATTATATTAGTATGAATTTTCCAAATGGTCTGTTATATTGTTGCCTAGCAGAAGCTTACGGGTTTCTAAAAGGTCCAGCTGACATGCTGCAATTATACGAACAAAAGTATCAACAAGAAGTACAAAAATTTGGAGGAGAACAACTAGGTAGAAGACGAAGAGATGATTACACAGATGGAACAGTAAGAATCCCAGTGCCTTCTCAAACACCTTAAGGAATTAAATTATGGCATCATCATTTTCAGATCTTGGTATAGAACTAATGTCCACTGGCGAAAACGCCGGGACTTGGGGAGATAAAACTAATACTAACTTACAAATCGTAGAAAAAGCAATTGCTGGTTACGTAGAAGTAGCAGTAACTAGTGGTGGTACAAAAGCACTAACTATTACAGATGGAACTACAACTGAATCAGACTCAGTAGCACGTCACGCTGTTATAAAATTAACAGGTACAATAACAGGTAACTCTATTGTAACTGTACCAGACTCTATAGAAAAAGTTTACATTGTAACAAACGGCACATCAGGTGCGTATACTGTTCAATTTAAAACAGCATCAGGAACAGGTATTACTTTTGGTGTATCAGAAAAAACTACAAGACTAGTTTATTCAGACGGAACAAATCTTGTTGATGCAGGTTTTGGTGGATCTCTTGACATTGAAGGAAGAGAATTAGTTTTAGATGCTGATGGTGATACAAGTTTAACAGCAGATACAGATGACCAAATAGATATTAAAATAGCTGGAGCAGATGATTTTAGATTTACAGCAAATACTTTTACAGCTTTGTCTGGAAGTAGTTTTGCAGGAGCACTTACAGGTGATGTAACAGGAAATGTTTCTGGTAGTGCAGCAACAGTAACTACTGCAGCGCAATCTAATATTACATCATTAGGAACTTTAACAACTTTAACAGTTGATGATATTACAATAAACGGAAGCACGATATCTGACGCTGGAGATTTTACATTAGATGTTGAAGGCGATATTATATTAGACGCTAATGGTGCTGATGTATTTTTAAAAGATGCTGGAACTACTTATGGTAGTTTAACTAATTCAAGTGGTAATTTAATTATTAAATCAGGAACTACAACTGCATTAACATTTAGCGGTGCAAACGCTACGATTGCTGGAGATCTTACAATATCAGGTGATGATCTTACTATGGCAACAAACACATCTGGACATATACTTGTTGCAGATGGTACAAATTTTAATCCAGTAGCTGTTGGTGATTTATCAGCAATATCCACAGTCGCTGCAGATGATGTTTTATTAGCAGTTGATACTTCAGGTGGTGGACTTAAAAAAATTACAAGATCAGCTTTAGTTTCAGGATTAGCAGCTGGAGAATTAAGTAATATAGTTGAAGATACTTCACCACAACTAGGTGCAAATTTAGATACTAACTCACACAATATTTTAATTGATGATGCACACTTTATTGCAGATGAAAATGGTAATGAGCAAATAATATTTCAAACAACAAGTTCAGCAGTTAACCAGTTTGATGTAACAAATGCTGCAACAGGTAATCCACCATCTATACAAGCTACGGGTGGTGATTCTAATATTGATTTTAACATAGGTGCAAAAGGCACTGGTCATGTAACTATTCTTGGTGATACAAATCCAGGTACAATTCAATTTAATTGCGAACAGAACTCTCACGGGGTGCAGTTAAAAGGACCTGCACACTCAGCAAGTAGTTCAGCGGTACTAACTTTACCCACTTCAACAGGTACTTTAATTGGTACTGGAGATACAGGTACAGTAACTATGGCCTCATTAGACATTGATGGTGGAACAGAAATAGGGGCAGATATTGTAGACGCAGATTTACTTATTATTGACGACGGAGCTGGTGGAACTAATAGAAAAGTTTTAGCTTCAAGAATTAAAACATACACTAACGCAGATTTAGCAGATCCAACAGCACTTGCAATTGCTTTAGGATAATATATAAAAGGAAAAATAGGAGATAAAATATGGCCAATACTTTCAAATGTGTGACTTTCGCCGCAGAACCCGCGTCGGCAGGCACCGCGTACAAAATGTATACGGTTGCTGGTTCAACTACTACAGTAGTCCTAGGTTTAATACTTACTAACATTCACTCTAGCGCAGTTACATGTGAAGTAGAACTTGTAAGTGACACATCAAATAGAGGTGGTGCTAACAACGTAGCTAATGGAACATCTTTTTTAGTAAAGGATGTTACAATTCCCGCGGGTTCGAGTTTGGAAATCTTATCGGGGGGTAAGGTTGTGTTAGAAACAACAGATGAATTAAAAATTGATTGTTCCGTAGCTGATAAACTTTCAGGTACGTTGAGCATTATGGAGATAACGTAAGATGAGTTATATTGGACGTACTCCTACCAATGCTGCACTAACCGCTGCTGACCTAGCAGACGGAATTGTATCTACAGATAAAATTGCTGCAGACGCAGTAACTGACGCAAAAATTGCAGATGATGTAGTC